GCTTGTGTAGTAGCAGTTGAAGCAGATGAAGAGGCACTTGAAGCAGAAGAAGCTGCGTTAGTAGCTGATGTAGAAGCTAATCCAGCATGATATTTAGCTGAGTATTCTCCTCCAGCCACTGGACCTGAAGTCTTTGTAGCCCAATCATTAGCTAGTGAAGCTGAAGCAGCAGCATTTGTATCACTAGTTGCTGCATTGGAAGCTGATGTAGCAGCGTTAGATGCACTAGTTGCTGCATTACTTGCTTGCGTAGTTGCTGTAGCAGCTGAACTTGTTGCACTAGATGCAGAGCTAGTTGCTGAACTTGCACTGGTTGATGCAGAAGATGCACTAGTAGCAGCGGCACTTGCACTAGCTGCAGCAGCATTTTGACTTACAAGGGCGGCAGCAGCAGCATTAGACGCTACAATACCTTCACTGGTAGCATCTGTTGTAGCATCACCTGGTCCACCTGGTCCTCTATAAATTGCCATAATTATTCCTTAATTAAAGAGTTTACTTAAAAAACTTTCTTTTTTCTCTTTAGTAGCTTTTGGCTTTTCTGCTTTTGCAGTTTCCTTTATAGCTTCCCAAGCTTGAGATGCTTCGTATGATTTTACTTCATCTTTTGTTAAAGCTGTATGAATTTCACCTGAAGTTTTATTCTTAAATTGTACAAATTGCATGGTGGTCTCCTAAATTATCTTTATGTCAACTCCTAAGAATAAACATAAAAATAGCCCCTCTTGCGAAGGGCTAAGTTGCATTAAGCAGGAACTGCTAAAGCGAAACAAGCACCATCACGGAGCTCTTTAACACCATAGAGTGTATCTGCAGTGTAAAGAGTACCAAGGTATTCTTGTTTGTATTGTGTTTGTGAACGAACACCAACTTGTTCAACTAACACAGCAGCATCTTTATGACCCATTAGGGCAATACGAGCTGCACCAGTTGCAGTATCAGCATTTGAAGAAACAAATACTGGGATACCATATAATGAACCAATTTCACCATTACGGATTGTGTTACCAGCACCAACTTCACCAACGAAAGATTGAGCTGTGTACTCACTGATACCCATTAATGTGTTTCTTGCTGAAGGAGGAATCAAGAAGAAACGACCTTCCATTGGAACATCAGCGTCATCTAGACGTTGTACAGTTCTACGGATACCTACAGATGTTAATGCAGAAGCATTAGGAGTACCTGAGTTATAAGCAGTTGTACCGTCACCACCGATGAAAGCACCAGCGTAGTTAGCGTTAGCACCGTTACCACCATTGAAACCACGACCTAATTGGATTAATGATGTGTCAACTTGTCTAGCTAAAGCATAACCAGCGTCATCTGTGTAGAAACGACGTAGTGATGATAGAGCTTGTGCTTCTACGATGTCTTCGATTAAGCGTGAATACTCGTAGTGTAAGTTAATTGAAACTGCAGTATCGCCTTCAACAGCTGCTTGAAGAGTTACTTGTGCGTTTGGTCCTTTGATTGCTGCAGTGCCTCGTGTTGGTGTAGGAAGATGAACTGTGTCACCTTTTTTACCAGCAAAAGACATTTTTTTAAATAAATTTGCAGCTACTAAGTTCTTTTTGTAAGCAGCAATAATCTCGTCACTCCAAATTTCTGGAATAAAGGTTGCTGCTGAGGTAATGGTTACGTGATCTGAGCCTAATGGCATGATATAAATCCTTTTCTAAAAAGTTAAATTACACGACCCTCTCGATATGCTGCCATAATCTCAGTGGACATAGCATCATACTTATCAGGATCTGATTGCATGAGTTTAATAATATCGCTTCGACGATATTTCTTCTTTGCAACAGATTCAGTAGCTCCTTGGCTTCCAACATCAGCAGCTTTTAATTGCTGGTCTCGGTCAACCTTAGATGTTTCTGCTACTTTTTTAGTGATGTTTTGTCTTTCATTCCATGTAGAGAGAAGTTCTTTAGCAGAATCATAATCATATTGTGTTTCTGCTCTAGCAAATAGCTCTGTACGGACTTTTGAACTCTTAATCCACTCTGCAAACTCAGGAGATTGAACAACTTCACCTACATTTGGAAACTCACTCTTTAATTGTGCTAGTGTTTGCTCTCTTTTCATGAGCATAGCACTTTCTTGAGCTTGTTTAATTGCAGGATGATTGTCAATTGCCCTATTTACAGCAGATTTAGGTTCAACGAAAAAATCATCATCACTTACTGTTGCTTCTTGTGTCTTGGATTCCTTAGCTGTTTGGGTTTTAATAAAGTCATCCACTACTTTTCGTAGTTCACCTACTTCACTGCCTTGACGACCAATGAGCTTTTCAGCTTCTTGGTGCATACTTACAATGTCTTTTAGTGATTTGCCACGATATTTTTCAGGGACATCATCTTCAATTGGTTTAGTTTCTACTTTCTCTTCGACTTTAGGTTCCAACTTATCTGTTTTCGCCATGTCGTTGAGACTAGAAGCCTCCAAATCATTTACTAAAACTTCATCTATTAATCCTGCCATATTATTTCTCCTGTGCGTTTAGCATTTTAGGAAAGAATCTCAAGCGGCATTCTGCTTGCGTTCTTTAGCCAGCTGTTGTTTACGCTTTTTATCCCAAGCAGCGGCTGCACCTGGAAAGCTTCCTGACCAACCCTCTAAGTTCACTCTAGGTGCACTGATAATTTTATCAGCGTTAGACGAACATTTAGGGCATGGAAAAGTTTGTGTGTATTCCGTTAGCTCTTCAAAGTGATAATCACAAGTAGAGCAGTGGAACTCAAACAACTTCTTCATTTTGTAACTCCTCATAGGCTTGCTCTGAAGCATCTTTCAGCGACAGAATCCATTGAAGTATATCTAGTTGTCCTTTTCGTTTGTGAAACTCCTCAAACGACTCGGCTGTATTTATTTTATTGTATGTATCAAATAGGTTTTGAGTGTCTTCTATAAAGTCAATCCAACCTTTAGTTGCCATAGTGGCAAATCTATCTTCATAATAATCTTGCAGTTCTCGTTCCATCTATTGCCTTTTTAATAAAAGTAGTGTATAATGAGAGTGTATAATACAATTATAGCATAGAAAAACTAATTTGTCAAGGGTTTCTTACTTGCTTCCATTTGTTTCTCTACAATCTTAAGATTTTGGTCCATATCAGCCTCTTTAAGCATTAATTCAGCTATTTTTACTCTTCTATCGAACTCTGCAGAGATTTTATCGTCTTCATTCGGTAGATTTGTAGAGATAGCAGTCATTAATTTAGCTTGAGTTTCTTGTGGTTTAGTTTGAATATCCACCACATTTTTAGCTGCCATAGTCTTATTAACTTGTACTTCTGACATAGTTTTCTCAACTTTAGCTTGTGCATCTTGCATTTGAAGTTGAATTGCCATTTGTTGCATTTGTTGTTGCTGTGGATCAGGTTGTGTAGCCTGTGCAATTTGTTGTAAGAGTACATTCTTATTAGGTAGGCTAGAGTTAGCAATCACACCTTGGATAAGGATAGGAGTAATTGGATTATCTGAACCTAATGTTTTAAGTAGGTTAATGATTTGTAGTTGTTCTACTTCTCTTGCTAACATACCTAATGTTGAAGAAGGAATAAATTTCCAGTCTTTAACTGGGAACTCTTCAGGATTAAACTGCATAAATCTCCAAGCTGCTTTCTCAATAAATGGAATGAGGAATTGATCTTGGAAATTTACTAATGTGCGTTTATTTTTCTTAAGGATGCTAGAAAGCGTTACAGATAATTCACCACCAGCAGGTTGTGTTTGCATAGCTGCTGAGTCTAATGTACCTGTAGCTTGTAATAACATTGTTTCAAATGCTTGTGCAGTTTGAATGTTGCCACCGTCTGTTTGACCAAACTTAAATGGCATTAAAATTTCTGATGGATTACCATTTGTTAGAACAGATTTACCTGGTCTTACTTCAAACTTAGAACCTCTTGGTAAACGAGTAGCATCCATACCCATCATAGGTACAGTGGTAAGTGCTAATGAATCTAAGTGACTACGGAGTTGAGCATCAATAGCTTTTTGCATATTGTAGCCCTTCTCTGCAACACCTCTACCCCAAAATCTATTTGGTACTGTGTCATCTTGGTAAGCAACCACAGGACGATCCTTCATCATGTAAGGACTGCGTTCTGCTTTTAATAAATTAGTGTCATTACCAATGACAACAATAGCTTCTACTAAGTCACCATACTCTTCCATGAGTTCTGACTTCTCTTCATCTTCACCTAGTAAGTCAACAATCTCATCTTCTTGACCATCAAGTAAAGCTGCTGGTACTAAACCATAGTAACGAATAAGTTTAATCTTATCGTCATTGTATTCTTTGTCAATCCATGAAGCTTCTAAGTCACGATCAGCTGTTGCATCATCTTCGATGTCAGTGTCTTTATAGATACCTGCTTTAACACCCTCAGCTACTTTATGTGCTGATACAAATTCTTCAATAGCTACACCCATAGCATCTTCAATAGAAGTTGCTGTTGGATCAATAAGGAAGTTTTGTGGGGAGATTGGTTTAAGACCAACTAATACAGATTCTTTTTCTTCTACACCGACAGCTACTGCATCGACTTCAGGCATTTGTCTTGTTGCTGGAACAAGTTCTTTAATTTTCTTAGTTGTGATTTCACCAATACCAGTTCCATAGATAGAAGCTAATAAAGTAATATCACCTACTGCTTTACGAATCTTATTCTTTTTAAATTTCTCTTTCATGTAGGTTTTTAAATACTCTACATCTCTTGGATCTTGATCAAGCATATCATCGTCAATGTCGAATAGATGATCACCTTGTCCAAAGACAGCCTCTTCAATATCAGCTGTGTGGTTTTCAATAGCTTGTTGTAAAGCTGGGGAAGTAATGCGGCTTCGTTCTGAGTCTCTTAAACGGTCTTCAGCAGCCCACTCACCTCGCCAAAGTCTTTCGTATTCTTTCCACTCAGTAAGGTAATTATCATCTCGGTGTGTTCTCCACTCCTCAACATATTCCATTACCCAATCAACTAATCTATTTTGTGCCATTTGATTTCCTTTTAGTAGCCTGATATAACATCTATTACTTCAAATTCTTCATCTTCATAATCTTGAAAGTACTCCACAACTTGTATCTGATCTATGTAAGCTAGAGCATCCACCAAGTCATCATGAAGCAAATGATTAGGAAAATTAACAAGCTGATCAATAAACTCATTGTTCCATTCTCCCATATTAAGAGTTACCTTACCATGTTCAAATCGACCTTGAAGAGCCCAAATAATACGATCAGTTTTCTTTTGGTTTCCATGAGTGACATCATCAATTCTAAAATAATGATTGTACCTTCTCATTAAATCCATTAAGTATGGTAGGGCTGCATTCTTCAAGCTACCCTTTTCAATACCTACAGCAACTGGTTCATACTTCATTACTGCTTTAATAATTTGTTCACAAGTCTCTTTGATGTCCCAACGACCATGCTTAATGTCTGCTACCCACCATCCACCTTCATGGACCTTAACCACTGCGATAGCGGTTTCGTCAAGTTTACTATTCTTATTACCTGACTCTTTATCGACATTAATAAAACCAGCCAAGTCAACTGCAATAAAATAACGACCATCACTAGGTTCTTCTTCATCAATCTTTATCCAATCTTCTTTGAAAATATCTCTGCTGGCAGCTTCAAATGATGCTAGAAACTCTTGCCTAAAAGCAAAGCTGGACATAGATTGTTTAGCAGCTTCAATTTCCTTTGCAGGGATTAAGGGGTTATCATAAGATGAATAATGGAATCCAGTCCACTCTACATCTTTACCACTCTCTGCATATTTATATAATTCATAAAAGTGATTACGACCTTTAGGAGTTCCTATGAACATAGCTCCACCTTGTACATCGGCTAGAGCTGGTCGTAAGATTTGTTCCCACACATTGGGTTTAATGTCTGCGTACTCATCGATCACCACAAATGCTAAACCAACACCACGAAGTGTGTCAGGTCTATCTGCACCTTTTAAGAAAATCTTTCTTCCATTTACCAATGTAAGGATGGAAGTGTTTTCATGTGCAGTTGTTATGACTTCATGTCCTAGTTCCTTTAGCAACCCCCAAAGAATATCTTTAGCTTGTTGGTAGGTTGGAGCAACATAGAATACATCTTTATTCTTACTCTTTAACGCTTCAATGAGAAGCATCCATGCAGCTAAACGAGATTTACCAAAGCGTCGTCCTGCTGCTACAACTTTAAAACGAGTCTTGTCGTTAAATACTTCTAGCTGCTTTTCATGCAGCTTTACCTGTAAATTAGCCAATTAGAATTGTCGTGTATAACTTAAAAATAGAGCTTTGTCTTCTGGACTAAGTTGGTTAAATTGTGCTTGTAAAGTATTTGGACCTGAAGAATAAGAAGCATCTATACCTGTAGCTTTAAACTCACCCATCTTAACTTCAGGAGCATAATAGCCTTCACCTGAAACTCCAACATTAAGGTTAGCATTATTCATAGGAATATCTATACCAAGTCTAGCTCCTCCACCAAGTCCTGCAGATCCTCCACCAGCATTGATGGATAGATCAAGACTAGTTTTAGGAATGATAGCATAAGCGGTAAACTTATCTTGTATGTCTTCGTTATTGTCCATCGTCTTCTTTTATTTCCTCGTAGTCAGCTTCTTGTATTTCTTCTTCACTCGAATGTATCACTGTATCACCGACACCCATAATTTGGATGTTAATCTGATTACTCTTACCTTTTACTTTTTCTAGATAGTCTGCTGGAAGGATACGATCCATGACAATCTTTAGGCAAGCCATTTGGTCATCATCTGTATCGTCAAGAGCTTTATGTAACACTTTCTCGACAATGTATTTACTTTCACGACCTAGCATCTCTGCTAAGATTTCTTGTGCCCTTGCTTTTTTAGAAACTGGTAGAATGGCATCACTCTTCCGTTTCTTAATGATTTTGTTCTTTTTGTATTCGATGGGTTCTAAACCCTGAGCCATGCGTTCTTTGTTTAAACGAACAAGAGCTGGTCTCCCTGCACCTGGTCTTCTACCACCTCGCTTTTGTTTAGGAGGTTCTTCAGGAGTAGCTTCTGCTACGACTATCTCAATATCTACTGGCTTTATTTCTTCATTCATTCTTTACCCTTACGGAGAAAAGCAATTACAATTAATTGCCTATATAACAATTATATCATAACTTTTTAAGAAAGTCAAGTACTTTATGAAGAATGTTATAGGGAGTACACTATGTGGAGGAGTTCTTCACTTCATTCAGAAACTATGGGTATAGGGAAGCTGAGTTTTGAACTGGTCCCCATAATGGGTATCCGAGAAGAAGATTGTAAATAGTTTAGAAATTACTTGACAGAATAGAATGTTTCTGTTATAATAAGATCTTAATATAATATATATATAATAATTAATATATATAATAATATATATATATAATATAATAATAAATATATATATAATATATAATATATATAAAATATTAAATAATATATACATAATAAAAAAGCCAGGAACAAACCTGGCTTAGTTATTATTCATGAACAATTACTTGTTCATTACATACATTGTTACCTCGAAGCCAAATCTCATCTCGGTAACGCTAGGTTTATTCCATTTCATAATAATCTCCTTGTTAAGTTTAATGTTATAGACTTTTTACAGTCTATAATATAATTATACTCCCTTTCCTAGAATATGTCTTGCGTAAAATCATGAATTGTCGTTTCTCCAGTAAGCGAGGAATCGGGTCTAATTTCCCGTTCCGAGCTCCATTAAGCACCCTTACCATTAAAAAATAAAGAAAATGGGTTTTAGACCCCTTAAAATTGATTCTAGAGGTATATTCATACCTAGTTCACAATGTACTTTTACATTCTTTTTTAAATTTTAATAATGGATCTTTGAAAAGACCCCTTTTTTCCTTCTCGTATATTTATTGTGTATCATAAATATTTTCCTATACAAACAAACATACCCCCCCCCCTATAAGTTTTTAATATATAAAATGGCTTCTTTATAATTAAATAATATATAAAGCTTTAAAAAGGGCGTGTGGGTGTGTGAAGCGTGGTGCCTATAAAGATTCCTTATCATTGACGCTTATGTGATAGGTTTTACTTATCAAAGAATATAAATCATTGGCGAATTTGGAAATTTTAGAAAATAATATGATAAGTAAAATAAATCAGA